CCGAATTACCGGTTATGCTTTATACTTTCAACCCTATCGCTGTTAGTGGCCTCGACGGTGATTGCCGATTTCGAATCATCGATAATCGGATCCATTATCAGGTTGATGGTGGTGGTAACTGGTCCCATGAGATCTGGGACTGGACCGCCCCAGGAGAGTTCGTTTCCACCCGCGTGCGCGGTGTGGGATTGTTAGCCCAGTTAGGGCACTGGCTTTTATCGTTGATTGGAGTCCGGAAGTACGTGGTGCACAAGATACACCACACTAGGCCTCTCAACGGTAAGAATGGTTTGCATGCTCCACATCGAGCGGTTGTTTGGTGTTTACCACAATATCGTTACTGGACCCATTCTAGCTTAGTCCACGATTTGAGTTTTCGGGAGTTATCTCCTGTGAAGTTTGCTGACCCGGACCGTCCGGGTTGGAATCGTATCATCTACAACTGTGATGACGGCTTACTGACCAACTTCGGTCGTGTTGGTGATGACACCACCGCGACCTTCACCAAAGAGCACTTTGATATCCTTATGGGTTGTCAGAGCGCACAATCTGTAACTAGCCGTCTCCTTGCGATGGACCCCGCGAAAGAGTACTCTGCCGCTGACATGGCCCTGGTAGGTCAATACTACTCTGGATCCAAGTCTGTGATTAACAACGACGTTCATTACGTAGCTAACCCATCTGACGTACCAGTCCATTGGGTTCCAACACTCCTTGCGGACGTGCCCGACGCGTCAGCTAGGACTTATGGTCGCCCCTTGGTGGGGCAACCCGCTCTTGCGCCTCAGATCAGGCGCTGGGAAGTGCTAGTGCATGCACTTGAAAAGCGTGTTCATTATTCCGTGAACAACACCAAACCGAAGTTAAATTCTATTTCGTTATGTCATGAGTTCGCCACACTGTTGGTGCCTGTACCCCATGTGGGCAGGCCTTACAGTATGGAGTATACTATTGAGCAACTAGACAAACCCAAGCAGAAGCAGCTCATAGCCGGGGTCATCGACTCTTTGGATGTCGAACCTCGTGCTTTGATTGAAGCTTTCTGAAGAATGAGGCAACCATGAAGACACCCCGTCTCATTTCTGCTTGGGCCGATATTCGTTGGGTTCTTGAATTATCTGCTTTTCAATATGCTTTCAAAGATAATGTTTTGAGTTCCGATGCCAATAAGCATTGGTTCTACCCTGGTAAGACTCCAATAGAGATTGCCCGGGATTTGCGTGACTATGTTGAGTCCTGCGCAGGCGAGGTGGCAGAAACCGACTATAGCAATATGGACGGAACCACCAGCCAGGCATTACAGGAAATGGTCGCTTTCGCGATCGAGTTGCGCTATTTTGCTCCGGAATTCCATCCAGCACTTCGGAGGTTGCACTCCAACCTCATTAGGTCCCCAGCTCGTTCCAAAAGTTTTGGCTTCAAATATGAGGCCGGTCCGGGCGTTAAGAGCGGGAGTCCCACCACAACCAATCACAACACCATCCATTCCGCCTTTCATGAATATTGTGCCATACGACGTGTTTATCCTGATTTGTCACCAGCTGATGCATTATTAATGCTAGGTCCTAAATGTGGCGATGATGGATTGACGCGCGCCTGTTTGGCCACGGCGATGAGCAAGGTAGTTAAG